TATGGGTGATTTATCAAAGAACGAATTGTGCAGATATGTCATGGATTTGTTAAAGTATCAGAACATGATGCATAACCAACTATCATTAACATTCACAACATATGCAAACCACATAGCGAGTATTGATGCTACATGAGATGCCTTAGATGTGACACCGTATTTTACAACAGTACAAAGTGTCCAAAATGTAAGAGAGATTCCACTCCATGGGGTGCATGGTAATGATAGAGCCATGTCCAAAGTGTAAGAAACATGATGGTTGGATATGGCATTGGAGTAAAGGATTTGATGGTAGTGGTTATTCAGAGTGTAAGAATTGTAAGGAGAAATTTAAATAATGCATCTAACTGATTTTGGTCCAGACTGGGCCAGGCAAGAAGCAGCCAGACTATTACAAGAGGCCCTGGTCAAACTAGATATAGCAAATGAACGTGCCGTATCATTATGTTCAGTGGATATAATTCAAACCATAACATGTATATTCTATAACTACTTTAGTATATTATGAAGATACCAATATCAGAAGACTGTAGAAGGTGTAAACAAAAGGCTGCACTATGGGTCTTGTTTGTAGATAAGGAGAATGATAATGGATAAATGGGATAAGAATGAAGATGATAGAGGGATGGGATTCTGGGGATTCTTAAACTTTGACAGGTTCTATCATAAGGGAAAACTATCTAGAATATTCATGAACATAATGGTACTAATGGGTGTTGCACACTTGGCAATATTTACCATGTGGGCATCAGAAACAATAATGTGGAGTTTAAGATGAGTTATGCATGAACATAAACCAGTAACAGATAGATGGAGAAACCTATTATGCGATACATGTGGAAAGATATTTGTCAGGAACAAACCATACATCCCAGATTATATAGAGTTTAGAACAGATGCTTATAGAGATATATAATATGACAGTATATAAGGAACAATGGAAGACGATAATAAACTTGTTGTGTTAACTAAAACTATACTGGATACATTCCAAGAGCAGCACCTAACCAGGTTCGAATCATTATTTATTCTAGAAGCAGTAAAGTCTTCTCTACAAGAACAAATCATTAAGGATACAATAGAGGAAGTAATCAAAGATAAAAGAGAATCAACAGGGCCGGGAATAGGATGACAGTAAAGTTCGGAGGTCTGGATGTTGCGTTACGTGTAGATAACACAGCACTCGTTGTACTTAAACTGGAAGACGGTATATTAGAGCAGGTGGGTCAAAAGGTATGGCCTCATATGGCCCTGGATAAGGTAGCAGATGATATGTTAAAGATACAGCAACTGGAAAGGATGAAGGCAATAGGGTATGATAGGCTAGGTATTGGTGATGGTGCTAAACAGTTATTCTCCAAGGAGATACCGTTACGAGATATTATATCTTCACAAACTAATAAACTGGCCATGATAGGTCTGGTCAAAGGACTATTTAACCAGGACAAATTAGTAGTACATGATAAGGATTTATTCAGGGAGATACTTGAACAGGAAAGAAAAATATCAGATGCAGGTAACGTTCTATATCAGCACCCAACAGGATTCCATGACGATAGATTCTGGGCCTTATGCTATGCATGTTCAGTTGCATCATACTCTCTATCTGGTATACCAAGACCAACTGTGGCCAAGATGAATCAAAAACGTATGCCATTAGATATACTAGCAGATATGGAATTAGAGAAGCAACTTAAAGGAATATAACACCGTAGTAAAAGTAGGGTAGTCTTTATATTGTAGTGTGATATAATATTATTATGAACTGCAAATTCTGCAACATACCATTCACAGTGAACCAGGTGGGCGAAGACGACTACGTGGTATTCTGTGACGAATGTGGATACGATGTATCCTAAAACCTTTTATTTTATTAATGACAAGTAATATCATGGTTTGTCGTAAATGTGAGGATATACATACAGCACAGGTTCTGGGCAGAACTTCATCTCCTTGTAAATGTTCATGTCATGAAAGTCCAGATTGGGTGGTTGATTATACCACAGCAACATCAGATGGAAATATAGAGACGTTAACTAGTTGTAGTATCGGTGGCTGCGAAACATTCAGATTATAAACCTTAATAAGTGATTCCCCCTATTATTAGTCATGGCAGGTAAGAAAGTCACACAAGATAAAGCCAGACCTAGAATGGCAACAGATAATTATTCACCAGGCAGAAAGATTAATAAAAATAACACCTGGAAGAAACTATCAGGCCAGTCAGTAGAATTTCAGGGGTTAACAGTATTTGCAGCAGTTGACCCATACAAATCAACAGAGAGAAAGACATTCCGTTCAGCAATGAATAATCCTTACGTGTATCGTGCATCTAGAATACACTCAACATTTACAGCAGGTCAGGGGTATACAACAGATATAGTACCAAGGGAGGAAGAGGATATACCAGATGAGCAGTTAGACGCATGGGGTTCACAAACAAAGATATTTGTACCATACTGGGATAAGGAAATGACTCCAGAACAGATTAAAGATAAGATAGATAAGATGGCCATTGACATGGACTTGTCATCTAATATATTTAACGCATATTTCACAGCCCTTGAGCAGGGAAGATGTGTATTAGCCCTAACACCACTTGAAACAGATGAGGATGGTAAATTTAAACTACCAGAACAAATAAGATTAATCAGACCTGAATTCACAGAGAGGCCAGTTATTAATGAGAACACATCAGAGTTAGAAGGGGTTCGTATAATAGGGGTGCGTTCACCAACCAGGGATAACATCCTACCAAAGAATAGAATGATATATATCATGCATGGATTTAACAATGAGTTATTCTCTGATTACTATGGTGACTCTAAAGTAGCCAGGATTTCAGATGAGGCCAATACCCTAAACATTATACTTAACCAGGATTACGAGAGAGCAGCAGAGAACACATGGTACAAACCACCAATCTTCTCAGTACCTATCCCACCACAAGAATTCGGTAATGAAGATGCAGTATTGAATGAATTTCTCCTAAAAGCCAATGACAGTAAAGGTCAGAGTATAGCAGTAACAGGCCCATCAGGCCCTGACGATGTAGGGGTAACTGTATTAAACACACCAAACAATTCCGATATAGGTGGATTAGAAGTTATTAGAACAGGATTAATAAAGGCTATAATAACAGCATATGGTCTACCAGGGTTTATGTTAGCAGAAGGAGATATAGGTAAATTGGGTGGTAACGCAAACATTGAAGAGATAGATGCTTATCTCAATCAAGAGATTAGACCAGAGAGAATAATCCTAGAGAACACCATAGAGAAACAATTCTATGATACCATCCTATCCATCCTTTTTGATACGGATGATGCACGTTCCATACCAATAAAGATTAAATTCGCATTCAACAAGCCGAGATTAGTTACTCTACTTACACCAGATATGTTTAGTGTTTTAATACAAATGGCACAATTCAATCTTATAGATGAATCAGGTATTAGAGATATTCTAGGACTGGAAGACTTGGATAAAGAAACATTGAGCAAGGGTACAGCAGGAGGTGCATATCCAGGTAGAAACAAATGGAGTCAAGGTAGACAACCAATATCAATAAACCTATGGCCAGAAGAACTAGCCAGGATGAATGACCAGTGGAAAGGTCCAGACACATGGCAAACACCAGACGCATGGCCAGAAGATACACCACAGGAAATCATAGACAAATGGCCAACACCTAAAGATTTAGAGTGGAGCAGAGCAGGTAAGAAATTACAGTCAGCTAGAAAGAGTGCCTTATAATGGTAACGGAGAACGACATATCATTAATCATGACCAGGATATTTAATAAACTAGATTCATTTGAAGTGAAGATAGATAAGATATGTGATAGATTGACCAGACTAGAAGAGTCAGTTAAAGACCATTATGAAGATATAAAGGTCGAGGAGGATAGAAAGGCTGCAAGAGAAAATAGAAAGGAAAGAAAATATTATATAATTATAGCAGCAATGGGTATATCATTTGGCCTATTTGAAATAATACAAAATATATAAAAAAAATAACTAGCATTCAATATCTGAAGTACTAGGGATGACATCTCTCCAAGAGAGTGCTTTTTGGTATTGCCTGTTTGTATCGAACTTTCGTTCATCGGCTGTAATATTTGCGTTCATAGTATTACTATGAACAAACCTCTATATAAATTAGAGGCAGGTTGTTATAAAACTAAACTCTTTCTCAAAAGCTTTATCTTTCTGGTCACTCACTACCAGTACTTGTTTAGTCCATGTATCGTCTTGTGTGTCATATTGATGTTCCAAGTATTTATTAGCGACACTTAGCCATTTTACATTTTCTAATTCTGTTCTTAAAACGAGCATAGAGACTTATACGTCATATTGGCATATTAAGGTTTAGATAAAAAATGTATCACATATCAGTGCGAATGATTAATATGTGAAAGTAATACGTTTACGTGAGCTTTGGTTTCCAGTTAACGTACCGTAAGAAGCCCTGACTCTCTTCAATAAATAACATAGGTTCGCAACATTTATTAATCTTTCAGTGGTGAGTAATACTATGGTTGACATCCCAATAGTGTTAGTAGTAGCAGCACTAGCAGGTGCTGGGCTGAATGTAATAAGAGGATATGCATCTTCTGAAAACGCATTTAGTTTCAAGAAAGCATCAGGTGCAGGCATTGCAGCAATAATTGCAGCTTTGGCTACAGTGTCAGTCTTTGACGTATCAGTGTTGGGTGGCCCAATACAAACTGCAATACTAGGTTTATTAGCAGGTTTCGGGTCTGACTTTACATTGTCGAGACTGAATAGATAGGCCCTTGTTGAAGCCTTAAATAAACCAACTTCCTTTTTTATATTATGAACAGATGCATTGTTTACGCAAATAGTAATAATTCCTCAAATGGATACATAGAGGATATGCAAGAGGAATGGCGTCACAAGTGGGAGTTAGAAGTTATGTGGTATGATATTATAGGGGAGTGCAGAACCATCCAATTAAAGAAAGTAAGAAGAGCATTAAACCTGGCCATGTCTACATGGGATTTAGAGATACCAATAAAGTTTAGGCCAGTGTGGATGACAAGAAGAAGACAACCAAAGAAAACACCAAACATAACTATAGACTTTAAAAGCAGCGAAGAGGAACATTACTTTAAAGATAGACCATCTGTATTAGCATTTGCATATTTCCCGGGCCAAGGAGCAGTAAGTGGTAAGGTAATATTTAACAACGATTACATATGGAGTACTAACGGCAAACCCATATCAGGTAAGAAGGCCAAGAAGAACGGATGGGTAATAAATGCAGATGACAAATCATCCTTAAAGACATTCAATATTATTCATGTTCTAATACATGAATTAGGTCATTCCCTAGGATTAAGACATGACTCCAATGGAGATACATCAGATGTTATGGATGCATATTATTCTGGCAAACTAGAACTCTCAGACAGGGATATTATACGCATCAGACAGAAATATGGTATTAGAATGTGGAAGCAATGGCACTGGTATCAGAGGGTAAAGAATGTGTTTAGGAGTGCCAAACTTCGGCTTTAACGCTTAAATATGATTATCGCATAAAAAAAGCATGACTTTCAAGTGTTTCGAACACAAATTTGAATGTGAGGAAATCTCTGAATGGGATGGACATAATGAAGAAAAAGCACATACAGTAGAAGGCATAGCACCATGTTCATTGTGTGGGTTTTCAACAGAATTTAGTTATACAGGTAAAGTAAAATCAGGCAAGACTCCATGCGTCTGCAATGAATGTAAGGAGAGTTTATAATGCAAGAGAACACTAACGCTGACACAACTTTAAATACTATTTGTTCCCATAACAAAGGTATGGAGGATGGCATGAATATTCATGGTTACGTTACAATTATTAAAAATGTAGGAACTGACACAGAAGAAGTCATTTGCCTCAATAAACATAATCTTTTGACCAATTCTGGTAGAGATGCATTTCACGCCCTGGTGTATACAAACACATCAGCAGGAACTAGAGGGTATGGATTTATAGCCTTAACAGCCAACACAGGTTCTCCAGCAGCAGGAGATACAGCCCTAACAGGTGAAATTACATCAGGTGGCTTGGCAAGAGCAGACGCAACAACAAAAACACATTCTTCGGGTACAAACAGCACAACAATACAACACACCTTTACAGCATCAGCAACTCACACAGCAGTTGTCAAAGCAGCATTATTAAACGCTGCATCATCAGGAACAATGGCCCATATCAACACATTCACCAGTGTTACTCTTCAATCCAGTGATACATTACAGGTCACATGGACACTTACTCTAGGATAAAATAGTTATATATTAATAAGACTAATTTACTTATATGGCAAGACAAGGCTGGGGTAGACATACTACCGTTGCAACTGGTTCAGATTCAGGAGACCAAGTATCCGTTAACGCATGGAATGCAGATATAGATAAAGACGGAATGTTAGGTTTCACAGGAGAAACCATAGCTTCAGCAACATCAATCACACCAACAAATTCTACCATCATACTATCAGGGTCAACAAATGTATCAACAATAGCACAGGGTAATTCAGCAGAGTACGATTTACTTTACATCTTTACAAGTGGTTCAGTTACCCTAGTTAACACAGCATCACCATCCTCAGCAGGGGATATTAAATTATTAGCAAATGTAAACAAAGCACTATCATCAACAATACCAACAATCTTAATCAGAAAGGGAACAGCCTGGTATGAGTATGGTGGTGGCATTACAAACTCACTTAACGATATTGGGGATGTAGTAATCACAAGTGTTGGCAACGAAGATGTCCTTGCATATGATACGGCAACATCCAAATGGATTAATCAAACAGCAGATGAGACAGGCCGAGTAACAGCAAGTTCTACTACTATCTTTACAAACAAATCAATAGACCTTACAGATAACACCCTAACAGGAACATCAGCAGAACTGGCAACAGCAATATCAGATGAGACAGGAAGTGGCTCTCTAGTATTTGGAACAAGTCCAACTTTAGTTACACCAGCACTGGGAACACCTGCAAGTGGTGCTCTTACCAACTGTACATTCCCAACATTAAACCAAAGCACAACTGGTAACGCTGCAACATCCACAGCATTGGCCACAGCAAGAACAATAGGTGGAACATCATTTGATGGAACTGCAAATATAGCAGTAGCATTAGCAGCAGAAGCAACAACAGTAACAGATAATGCAATTACATTAGCAAAGATGGCAGCAGGAACAGATGGTAATTTAATATCATACGATACTAATGGAGACCCAGTAGCTGTAGCAACTGGAACAGCAACCCATGTATTAACTTCAAATGGAGCTGGAGCAGCACCAACATTTCAAGCAGCAGCAGGGGGAGCAGCAACAATCGTACATGCCTTTACAAATACAACAACAACAACCTACACAGGTACAGCAAGTTCATTTGGAACAGTTGGAGCAGGAGACAGAGACATATACATTAAAAAGATTGATGCTAACAACGAGGGTGTGTTCACTAAAATATGGAAGAACGGTGTAGCCGTTGAGGTTCAAATTGCATGACCATAACTTACCACTCTGGTGAGAGGATTCAGGCAACCAGCACAGATTTCGCAGGTATACCAGCTATTTCAGGTGGCTGGAAAGAACTAGCAAGAACTACATTAGGAACAGCAGGAGATACTATGCAAGTTACATCATTATCAGATAAACGATATTATATGTGTCTAAGTGATAGAAAAGCCTCTGGAGCAATGGAAACAAACACTAGATTTAATGGAGACAGCGGAACCAATTATGCATACAGGAGTAGTGGAGATGGTGCAGGTGATTCTACAGGTACAAGTAAGACGTTTGCATTTAATCATGTAGGATGGAATA